GAGATATGTCAACAGGAAGAATGTCTTCCGAAGCTGCTAGTATGTTGACAAATATGATAAAAAAGGCAGTACAGCCTATATCTTTTGCTAAGCCTTCATCTAATAAAGCATCAGTAGGAAACACTTCTATTGATTTGATGAAAAGAATAGAAGAAAACACGATTGCAGCCCAAGAATTTTTTACTGAAAACACAGAGTCTACTGAAGAATTCAAAACTCTGATAAAAATGATGTCAGCAGCAGTAGAAAAAACTGGCGATGCTAGTGTAAAAGCAATAGAAGAAGCTATCAAACAAATAGAAAAAGTAAAACTATCTTCTAGTGATCCTGTTAAAGCAAACGAAGTATTAGGATTAGATACAGCAAAAGAGACATTGAGTAATACTCTAAGACCTCAGAGTATCGGCGGGAGAATATTTCAAAAATTAACTAATGTTGATCTAAGAAAAGAAAAAGCGTCTCAGGCGTTCACTGCTGAAAAACTATTCGGGATGGCTCCGAGTAAAAGAAAGCAACAAGAAACATTAGACCTTGTAGCAAAAGAAGAATTCGATATAAAGAATAGAGGAAGTGCTACTTTAGATATTGTTGAGAATTTAACCAGTGAAAACAATCAAGAAAAGTCTCCTACAGAAAAAAATGCTCAGGGTGGCGAAGTTTTCAAGACTGGAATTGATAGAGAGTCTTTAGATTCTAAAAAAGTAGGATTGCTTGAACAAATACTAAAAGAACTAAAAGAAATAGGCGATAGTTTAGAAAATAATATGGGCGGATTGCCTGGCATGCCGAATTTCCGTAGTCCTAGAGCACCGAGAGCACCGAGAGCACCTAGAGCACCTAGGACAGTCAAACCTACTCTAAAGCCTGGACTCAAATTAAACAGGGCAGGCAATCCATATAATCCTAATAACGGAAGAATGGTATCTCCAAAAAATGCTTTTACTAACGTAGCTGACGATGTTACAAGAGCTGGTACAAGTGTAGCTGATGACGTTGCAAGAGCTGGTACAAGTGTAGCTGATGACGTTGCAAGAGCTGGTACAAGTGTAGCTGATGACGTTGCAAGAGCTGGTACAAGTGTAGCTGACGATGTTGTCCGTGGCGCTAGTACTACTAGCAAAGTTCTTGGTGGCACAGCGAAAGTTTTAGGTAAAATAGCTGCGCCATTAGCAGTAGCAGGATCTGTTTATGAAGGATATCAAGATTACAATGCAGCAGATCAGCTAGTAGAATCTGGTGCAATAAACGAAGAAACTGGACAGATGTTCACAGAGCAAGATGAGACTGCTGGAAAAGTAGAAGCAGTTACTTCTGCGACTGGAGGACTTGCTGGCTCTCTAGCAATGGGAACTACCGGTGCGACAACAGGTGCAGCGATAGGATCTCTACTAGGTCCTGTTGGAACTATAGCTGGCGGATTGATAGGAGGCGCTATAGGAGGAACTATAGGTTATTTTGGGGGACGTGCTGCAGGAGAAGCAATTGGTGACGCTGCTACTACTACATCAGGCGAAGCTGCATTAGAGGCAGCAGAAGAAAGTGGTCTGTACAATAAAAATTGGGTAGGCAACAGTAAAATTGATCCTGAAATATTAAAAGAAACTACTGACACTGCTCAACTAAATGCTATACTTGCTGACGATGATTTATCAGAAAAAGATACTAATCGAGTACTAGAAAGACTAAGTAAAATAGACTCCGGAGATTCGACTGCCAGTATTTCTGCTCCTTCTGGTGAAATGAGTATCATGGACGGTTTTGTGCCGAATCCAACTTCGCTTCCAGACATTTCAACTAGTCAAGTTCCAACCGGAGAAGCTGTTAATAACATGACAGAAGCTGCCTCTCCAAGAGCAGAATCTAAAGCTCCGACTATTATTAATAATGTAACCAACAATAATACTACAGGATCACAATCTAGTCCTGTAATGGTAGCTCCAAGTTCTTCTAGAAATAAAACGAATTCATTTATAGACTTTCAACACAAACAATATACAAGAATATAAAAAAAGGGGCGTTAAGCCCCTTTTCTTTTGACTGAATACTAGTCGTCTTGTGCTAGTTTAGCAAAGTAAGACATTGTATCGTCTTCATCGTCAGCAACAGCCGCTACAGTTTCTTTTCTGCTTTCTACTGCTGCTGTAACGTCCTTCAAAAAGTCATCATCAGATGAGTCACCAGTAGTTGCAGAGATGCTTTCTGCTGTACCGACTCGTGAAGATGATCCTAGAACAAAGTCCAGCTTCTTCTTGAGTTCATCATAAGACTTGAAGTTGCTTGGAGCAATGATTTCAGCAAGCGAGTACTGCTTATTCCATATTGCTTCAATCTCTTCGTCTGACGCAGCGATAGGGCTAGGAGCTGCAAACTCTGACTTGTCGTAGTTGCGATAGCCTTCTACTTGACGAATCTTTAGTTTGAAGTTAGCACCATCCCAGAAATCGAATGGATTCATTGGAGCTTCGTCTTGGAACTCAGGCTGCATAGCGTCCTTAATCTTATCGAAGATTTTCTTACCAAACTTGTAAAGAAAGACTTTACCGTTGTTAGAAGGATTGCCTGAATCTTCTACGACTAGAACATTAGCGTAGTATGAGAGACGGCGCTTCTGCTTACGAGCAACATCTTTGTTAGCTTCTACACCGCTGTTCCAAAGCTCTGAGTTGAGTTCTGATACAGGGTCAGTTTGCTTGAGTGTAGTAAGTGAGTTTTCGATATACCACTTACCAGTTGGACCTTGGAAACCGTGATTCCAAAGTTGTGCCCACGGCATATCTTCGCCTTGTGGAGCAGGGAGGAAGCGAATAACAGCGTAGCCGTTACCTGCTTGGTCTACTGTAGGCTTCCACTCATTGTCATCCCCTCGATTATTTTGCTGAGGGGTATCAAGTTTTTCAACTTCTTTCATAAGTGAGTCGAAGTTGCCACGGGCCTTGCGTAGATCAGATAGTGAATTAAACGACATATGATTTCTCCTTGTATGCGTTGTATAGTTGTATTGCGTTATATAGCGTTGTATTATAACTCATTACCGTAAATTTCATTCAATTTGCCTTCGTATTTTAGTCTAATACTTTCTTTGTCAAAACGAACAAAGGGTTTGTATTTACTAATTAGAAGACAAACATCTTCTAATACAAAGTCATCATAATAACTATCAGTGTACGGTATCAATTTTTCCAACATAACTAATGTTTCTAAATTGATATCTCGACTCATATACATTCTAAAAATTAACGGATGAGCTCCTTCTCTTACACCAGACTTTAGATCATCTTTCTCCATACGAAATAGAATATTATCTAAGTCTGTACTGAAATTATACAACATTTTCTGCTTAGTTGTCAACCATTTTTTGTGAGTTTCTAGTAATTGTGCATCAAAGATGCCGCCCCACTTATCCCCACTAACAAAGTTAGCAACTAGTATGTCGATAATTTCAGATCTTTTAAAGTCCCTTGCCAACTTACGAAAAGACAATATATCTTTTCGCTTTAGGAAAGTTTCTTTCTTTGCACGAACAGCCCCTTTAGTTTCGGTGATGTCGTAACTCTTTGTAGTAAAGTGTAGTTTTAGTGCCATGTACACTTTGTAAACTTCAAATGGATCCATATTAAAAAGGTAGTTTATTTGCTTTCACCTTAAGTAAATTTAAGTCTTGTGCTTCTGCTTCTATCTTGTCTTTAAGACTCGTACTAAGAAGTTTATTCACGCTTTCAATTTCAATGTCATTTGAAACACAATAATCTATCAGAATGTCCATACATGTAGATTTTGTATGAACCGCTCGCCTTTCAATGTGCTGAGAAAATTCTGATGGCGTATTAAACTTTTTTGTGATAATATATACGTCTGTTAGTTTATCTGAGTTTGCCATAAATTCGTTTACTACTCTAATTGTCAATCGTGTTCTCCTTCAACCAGTTATCAATGTAACTGAAGACATCATTAGGACATTCTATGTAAGGCTTTTTGCAAATCGTTGTTTGCGCTTCGCCCGGTTTATCAAAACTATGAACGATTGAGGTGTTAAATGCTTGAGCAATTGATAGTATAGTCTTAGGATCACCTTTGCCGAAATGTACTTCTTCGTGGTGATCTGAATCTACTAACAACTGCAATATGCCTTGTACCACATCATCTACATGAGTAAAATCTCTCTCTTTACTTCCGTTGCCAAAAATAGTCAGAGGATTTCCTTTCAAATAATCTTTCTTAAACTTTCGTATTACTGTGCTGTATGGACCGTAGTCTGCTTCACCTGGACCATACACATTGTAAAAGAACATTTTCATGTACTTCAGATCATACAACTCTTTATACAATTCCAATATTCCTTCACACGCTGCCTTACTCCAAGTATACGGATTGACTGAATCTTTATACTGTGTACTTGAGGATGTTGCAAAGAACAAATATGTGTGCCAATGTCTTGCCCAATCAGCGACAGCAGTTGTTGTAGTTATGTTATTATCTATAGTGTCTCTAGGCTCTTCAAGCGAGCGTCTAACACGAGGACTATTTGCTAAATGCATAATTGCTAATGGTCGTGTAATCTTTTCCGTTAGCTTACAAGTAGAAACATCTTCAAAAAAGTATTCTACGTTAGGTCTATCGATGACATACTTGCCTTGACGCATATCATCAACTACATAAACATGAAATCCAATCTCAGATAGTCTATCTACAAGGTGTGAGCCGATAAATCCACAACCACCAGTTACTACAATTTTTGCTTCTATTTCGTCAGTCATAATACCATTATACACTATTGAGACTAG